TCGTCAAGGAGATGGCAGATGCAGAGAAGTCACAGTATGCTCAATGCCGTAAAGAAGCGCAGGTAGCTTCAGTCACTCAAAATCGGACAGAGGCCAGTACCTCACCCAGCGATTCTGCGACAAAGTCGCAGAATCGCAATGACACCTGCTGACCACGTTAGAAAAGCCCCGGCCTATCGCCGGGGCTCCCTTTGTATAAAGACCGCTTACAGCGCCCTCCGGTCAAAGTAGTGATTCATCAAGCGCAGATACGTCCTCTTGTCCCGGTACCCACTGCAGATCTGAATTGCTCCCTGGCCTTCAAGAACCGAGATGGCTGCATTCAGCCTTGCTCGGTTACGTACAGGTCCACAGCGCAAAACCTGGTTCTTGGGAACGCACGTACCAATCACATAACTTACTTTCACAAAGGGCACGATCAACTCTTCGACCGACACCCCGCCGTGGACCACCACCTGCTCGCCCTCGGGCACAAAGGCGGTTCTTCCGCCTGCGAATAGGGGCATGAAGTTCGCGGGTAGTCCAGCGATGTCCAACCTGACTGTGGTGGGATAGGCCGCAGCGGAATCGGCCAGCAGTGGCTCACTCCGGTAGACCCGAACGCGCTCTCCGCGCGTCTCTGCAATCACGCCCTGGCTGGGCCTGCCGACGCCGGTAGACTCCACGTTGCCGTGGTCCGCCGTGAGGTAGATATGGTAAGGCAAGCTCGGCTTCTGGGGCCAGAACCTGCTGCGCGAGGAAGAAGCCAAAGACTGGCACGCCCGGCTGGATTCGCTGAAGAAGTTCACCGAGTCGCTGGCGCCGTATAACACCGTCGGCAAGCTCAAGAACCTGCGCGTCACGCAGGAAGATCTGGACGGCCAGAAGAAGAATCTGGAGATCCTGGCCGCCGTCGAGCGTCTGCTCGAACTGGTGGTGGAGTTGGGCAGCACGGCATCCTACCTCTCGCAGGCCGAGATGGTGTTGCCCGCCGAGCACCCGTGGGTGAAGCAGGCGGAAACCGCCCGCAAGGATATCTTCGAAAAAATCAGCCAGGACCGCACAGCCGAGCACGCCGCCCTGATTTTGGGTAGAGGCCCTGCAAGACATCCACCGCCTGTCTGGAAAGCGGGACGATGTGCGAAGTCTTTGTCTTACTGGTCACATACCGCCACTCGGCAGCCACAAGATCGATGTCAGCCCATTTGGCCTGCCGCAGCTCTCCTGGGCGCACGAACAGCATTGGAGCCAGCTTGAGGGCAGCCTGCGTCACAAAGGCCCCCTGGTAGCCCCAGAGAGCGGGCAAGAGCTCACCGATTGCAGCAGGCTCGGTCACACTGGCGAAGTGCTTGGTCTTTGGTTGCTCCAACGCACCTGTGAGGTCCTGTGCGGGATTTCGATCAGCTCGCCCCGTGGCAATGGCATAGCGGAAGATCCTGCCGGCATGCGCCCTTGCCCTGTGTGCCGTCTCAACGACCCCTCGCTGTTCAAGCTTCCTAAGCGCCGCCAAAAGGATGGGCGCACTAACGTCACCGATAGGCAGGTCGGCCAGACCGGCAAGGTCCTTCTCGATCAACCTTCGTTCCCGCAAGACAGATCCAGGAGACAGCCCTTCTTTCGTCCGCTTTGCCAATAGCTCAAGGCCAATGGCACTGAAAGTGTTGGCAGACCGCTCCCCCTGCACTGCTCTCTCGATCCTGGCCATCTGTGCGGGGTTTGCGCCGCTGCGCAATTGAGTACGCAGGCGATCCCGCTCGGCTCGGGCAGCCTGCAAAGGCATCGAAGGGTACTCACCCAGAGTGACGATGCTTGCCTTGCCCAGGTGGCGGTAGCGGTAACGCCAGACCTTGGCGCCTGATGGACGAACTTCGATGCACAAGCCATTGGCGTCAGCCACCCTGAAGGGACTTTCCCTGGGCTTGAGTGCGCGCAACTTGGTGTCAGTCAGCATGTGAGTCAAGATCCTGTGAGTCACCCAGGGCCACACAGCCCGATGACACACACACTGACTCACTTTTTTAGTGGATGCAACCGGATGACGACAGACACAGGCGGACATCCTACCGCCGTGAAAGCCACGGTATACGTGGATAAATAGACTCTTTCGGACAGTCGCGGATGTCTATGTGGTGCCCACCAGCAACCACATTCATTCCCCAAGAGATTGCTGGGGAAGAACTTCCCTCAGACGGCCAGCTGCGGTTACTCGCACCGTTACTCACACTCCCCAAAAGGGGACTGGATTCGAAGCCTGATGAGCACTGTGAGCCGTGGAGCAATGGTCCCACGCTGTACAGGAAAGTACTATTCCAGTCTTCTTCATCGTGCCGCGCTTGGGGCTCACCCCCATGGGCCGTGGGGACAATTGGACAGGGGACGTAGCCGATGGCCGCCACACAGAAGCCGGGACGCGATGGCGTCAAGTATTGGCGAGCCGTCGACGCCATTGAGGCGTTGGGCAGCGCGTCGCTGGCCGAGGTTGAGGAGTGGGACCTGTCGCACCACCCTCACGACCCGTTGGGCAACGCCCGCGCCGACCTGGAGCTGTTCACGGTCAACTCGCCCAGTCGAGTGCACTACAACTACTCGCGCACGAACTGGCGAAGTGACCAGGATCACCCGCACGACCGCTTGTTCAAACTGGTCGATCCCGGCCCGCCGCGGCGCACCCGCTACGTGCTGTTCAATCCAGCGGATCACGGGCACGTAGCCCTGCAAAAGGGTGGCGACGGAAAGTGGAAGGTCCTGCCCCTGGTCATCCATGACCAGGGGCAGGTGGAGGCAGATGCGCAAGCGGGGGCGTTCGCCGCTCCAGTGGATAGCGACCACGACGCCCGCGTTTGGGCGATGCGCGCCGTGGCCCAGCGCCGCGGCCAGCCGTTGTTCCGCGCGAAGCTGCTGGACGCCTACGGCGGTCGCTGCGCCATCACCGGGTGCTCGGCGCTTGAGGTGCTGGAAGCCGCGCACGTGCTGCCCTACAAGGGCACACATAGCAACCGGGTAGATAACGGCCTTCTGCTGCGCGCCGACCTCCACACGCTCTTCGATTGCCAACTACTGTGGATCACCCCCGTGCATACGGTGGCCTTGGCGCCGTCCCTACTCACCACCGACTACGCCGGCTTGCAGGGCAAGGCACTGGCCTTGCCCGCTTCACGGGCCCACCGCCCCAACGCGGCTCATCTGGCCGATCACGCGGCACGGTGCCAGGCTCGCCACTCGGGGCTATAAGCCGATGCGACTCTTCGACCTGCTCAAGGTGTGGCAGCCCGTGTTTGACGCGTCAAAGGCCAAGGTCCACCTGGCGCGTTACAACGGCAACGAGCGGCCGCTGGACGTGTACCTGGAAGGGAAATTCGACTGGTGGCAGCGCTGGCAGACCAAGCGCAACTTCCAGCGGGAGTTTGTCGTGTCGCTGGTCAACACGGGCTCCCCTACGCGCTGGCTCTTCGCTGGACTATTCCGATCCATCGACTATGTGGAAGAAGCCGACCCCAAGCCCCACTACTTCTACACCCTTGAGCGGGTGCCCTCCTGCGAAGAGTGGGTCGGTCGCCTCTATCTGGAAAGCGTCTACACGGGACGGCCTTCCTACCTCCGCGGCGAGACTTTGGCAAACGATCTCACTGTGGTCGAACTGCTACCCGAGCGACTTTCGATCGCAGGCTTTCCAGGCTTCAAGGCGGTGAACCTCACCAAGGCGCAGCTGGACATTGTGGTGCGCAACCAGTCCGCCGCCTGGAGCGCGGCCCTGTCGTCGGTGAAGGGGGTCTACGTCATCACCGACACGGCCACTGGTCGGCTCTATGTTGGCAAGGCATCGGGCGCCGACGGCATCTGGGGGCGCTGGTGCGCGTATGCGGCCAACGGGCACGGGGGCAACGTCGCTCTGCGCCAGGAGTTCGGCATCGAGGCATCCGAGGAACGCCGGCACGCCTTGCGCTTTGCCGTCCTGGAAATCGCTGACCTGTCGGCAACCGAGGCCGATCTCTCCGAAAGGGAGAGCCACTGGAAGTCCGTTCTGCTATCACGGAACCACGGCCTCAACCGGAACTAAAAATGCCCTTTGGGTTACTCGGGGAGATTCAAAAACCGCGTCGAGCGCACCAGCTCACAGGCTGCCGCGCTAAGCTTCTCAGGTACATGAGTCGATGTCGAAGGTAGTACGTGTGGAACAAAAGAGCATAGACGAAACCCTGGCAGGACTCGCGGCCAAGTTCGACAGGACACCCGAGACATCCAACCGCAGCAACGTCATCTTCTTCAACGGAATAAAGCGCGAAGCGGTGATCGAGCTGCTGGATGCAGCCCACTCCGCCATCCAAGAGAACCAAGAATCTGCTGCCTGGTCCTATCTCGTCCAAGCATCGGAACACTTGGGGTACCTCATTGGCATCAATGAAGCCGAGTCCCTGACTACGCCAGAACAGGCCATCAATGCGAAGTTACCCGACACGCGCCATGGCAACATCGGACGTGTTCGACTACATCGAGATGTTCTACAACCCGATCCGCCGGCATGGTTCCGCTGGCGGCGTGTCACCGGTAGAGTTTGAAAGGCGCTACGCGCAGAGCGGCAACTGAGTGTCTACAGAACTCTGGCCGGTCCACAGGAAAGTCGATTCGGTTTCCCACTGATTCTCGCGTGTGGCCATCAAAGCCAGCCACGTTCCGCCAGGGTTACAGTCTGCAGTCCACCGACCACCACGTGATCAATCAGGCGCACGTCGACCAGGGCGAGCGACTGCTTGAGTCGCTCGGTCACCGCGCGATCCGCAGCTGATGGCTCTTCCAAGCCCGACGGATGGTTGTGCGCCACGATCACCGCTGCGGCGTTGCAGCGGAGCGCGTGACGCACCACCTCCCGCGGATGGACCTCGGCTCCGTCGATGGTTCCGTGGAACAGTTCCACGTACTCGACCAAGCGGTGACGGGTGTCCAGGAAGGCAGCGGCAAAAACCTCCTGACCCAACCCGCCCAGCTTGTCGCGGAAGAAGGCCTTGGCGGTCTGGGGGTCCGAAAAGGCGGCCCCTCGCTGCATCCTCTGCCCGACGACGGCGCGGGCCGCCCCCAAGACCTCGTCGGCGCTGGCAACCTTGTAGGATCGCGCGCCGCTTCGAACGTACAGCAGGGGCAAGCTCATGGGTGGTGACTCCATCTGGTTCTCCTCGATGAATTTTCGTGCCCTGATTCGACGACAACAGAAAAGGGGCGCGGTTCCGCCCCCTTGCTCCTTTCCCTCACGTTGCCCTGCCTTGCCCGCAAGCCAGGCAGTTCCGACGAGCCCCCACTACGCGCCGTGGACACCCTCCTGCCCGGCCACCTGACCAGCGTCCTCCGGATCCGGCTGTCGCTTGACGCACTGCATGACCTTGACCTTCTCCATGAAGGTGTTGAGTCCGTAAAGGGCGAAGCCGTAGGCGCCCACCGGAGACGGCATCGAAGTAGGCCAGGCGGGCTGCCAGCGTCCGGATCGTGTTGTACGACGTGGTGCGGAGCACAAAGCTCCCCAACTCGTCCTCGTCCCCGACCCTGACGTTCAAGCGGGCGTAGGCCTTGCACTCGCCCATGGCGAATGGACAACCATCCGGGCCAGGGCATACCTCCTGGGTGATGCCGTCCTTGCCCATCCTCCGGCTGGTCTCCCCGTTGCCGACACAGACCGGCCTGCCGGTCGTCCGGTCGAAGAGCGAGTAGTCGGCACGAAGGTTCAGTCCCGGGTCGTTGAACAGCAGCCGCACCGGGATCGAGCGCAGCTTGCCTCCGGCCTCCTTGCGAAGGGCCTCGTCCAGCGGATGCAGCACCCAGCCTTCCCGGTTCTGTACCTGACTGGTCAGCGTGAACTGATCATCCTTCTCCGGCAGGCGCTTGCCGTTGCGCTCGACCATGCGGCCGATTGAGATCCGCCCGACCACGGGCGGGGTGATCGCCAAGCCTTTCAGCATGGTCATGCTCCTTGGGTTTGATGGGGAACGAGCCGGAACCGCCGGGATCCGGGTCGGGCGACGATGAACTCAGCCACCAGGTCCGGGTGGGCCTCGGTCAACCGCTTGAGATCGACACTCGTGCCGTCCTTGGAACGCCGGTAGGTGATCTCACCACTCGGAAAGATCGCCCGAGAGGCGTCGCCCATGGACTGCTCCAACTGCTGCACGCGCAGCACCCGGTACACCCGCTCGCCGGGGATGCGCAGCCCGATGTAGGCGTTCCCGGCCGCCGGCGCCGGCACGGGCTCATCCAGCAGCAGCGTCATCGCGCCGCCCGTGCCGCTGGCACCCTGCACGCGCCCACCATAGCCCCACTGCGTGAGGTCGTGCTGCAGGGCCAGCAGCGACAGCCGCTGGTAGCTCAGGTGCTCAATGTCGGTGCTGTAGCCGATGTCCTTGTACTGGTACAGGTGCTGGGCCAGATGCCAGCGCGCGGCTCGGGCCGCGTGTTGCTCCGTGCTCACGCCCTCCCCTGACACCTGGGCTGGGTTGAGCATGATGTCCACGCCCGGCGCCGGCACCCGCAGGGTCTTGGCCTGCCAGTCGGTCGAGTCGATGTACGTGTACTCGATGCCGTCTGCGGCGTTCGCCAGCGTGTAGTCGACCTGGAATGTGCCCTTCTTGATCGTCGGCATTGCGACGACGCCGGACAGCGGCTGCTCCTGCGCTGCCCAGACCACGCCCAGCCGTCCACCGGCCCAGGTGATCTCGCCGAAGCCCGCGCGCGCGATGGCGGCAAGCACGTCGGTGTGGCTGCGCGCCTCCTTCACGCAGAAATCGTACGTGTAGCCATTGGCGGCGCAGTGCAGGGTGAACGCCTTCCACGACTCGATGTCGATCTGCGCGTCCGCCAGGGCCATGCCCGCCAGCAGGCGCGAGCCGGCCCAGATGCCGCGCGCGTACGCAAGGCCCTGCGCGCCGGGGTTGCTGCTCTCCTTCGTCACCCACGCCGTGCCGGTCCACTCCGGAATCGGCGCCGCGAAGGCGACGCCCCGCAGCTCGTCCGGCGCGCCATTGAGCTGGCCGGTGGCCTTGATCCGCACGCCGCTGCGCGCGATACCGGTGTAGTCCGCATCATCCGCCTGGACCGACGTGAGCTGCGTCCACTGGAAGTCGTTCTTCTGGGTATTCTTGCCCTCGTAGTTGCCCTGCCCCAGCATGCGCACCCGCACGTCGTACTGCCCGCGCGCGACATCCCGGGCCAGCGTTGCCCGGCGCACGTCGAACCGGTCAGAGCGGAAGGTCTGCGATGCCAGCGGCTGCCACGTCGCGCTGCCGGCCGGGCGATACTGCGCCTCCACCGTCTCCGAGACGTAGTAGCTCTTGCCGCTGGTGCCGGTGCCGCCCAGGACGTATTCAAGGTTGATCTGGATGCGCACCGTGTCGGCGCTGGTGGTGCGCTGAACCCACGCCTTGCCCGCCCCTCATCTTCCAGAGCCGCCACACGCCGCAGCTGCGTTTCGGTCAGGAAGTGCTCCGTCTCGTTGAGCTTCAGCAGGGCTGCGACTGGGGACTTGGCGATCTCCTCAAACTTAGCGACGGTCTTGTCCACCCCGTCGCCCATGGAGGACTGCATACGAGCGGATGCGCGCGTGACGATGTCGAACTGCTCACCGGCAAACCGGCCCGAATTGGCGACCGCCATGATGGCGTCCGCGGCGCCGCCACGGGAAACCCCCTCAAGCGCATCCAGGTTTGCAATCAGCTCTTGGAAGTCGCCGGTCAGCGCGGCAGTGCTCGCGCCGGTGCGGATGAGAATACGGTCGAACTCGGCCTGCTGTTCCGCTACGGTGTATCCGGCGTAGGCCAGAGCCCCCAGGGCGCCCGCCGCGATGGTTGCCGGGTTGATCATGGCGGCGAGCTGAGCCCCGAGCGCCTGGGCTGCCGGCACGATGCCACCGAACATGTCCTTGAGCTGGCCACCCTGCTGCAGGAGGACCGTCATCGGGCGCTGGCCGCCCTGCAGGGAGACGAAGATGTCGGTGATCTGAGCCGGCGTGCCGCGGAGCGCGGCGGCCTGCTGGGCGGCGCTGACGCCATACTTGTTCAGTTCGGCGCTGGCCTTCTTTGCCGCGGCCTCGCCGGACGCCAGCTTCTTCACGATCTCGTCCAAGATCGGGCCACTGGTGCGCAGTGAGGCGTTGTAGGCCAGCTGCTGCGCCTTGGTCATGCCAAGGGTATCGGCCTGCCGCACGAGCGTGTCGATCCGGCGCTTCTCTGCCCCGGCCAGCTGTTGGTACTGCTGCTGCGCGGACGCAGACATGTCCGACACGGCACGCTTTGCGGCGGAAACTGCGGAGTCGAACTGCGACGTGTCGACGGTTACATCGATGCGCGCAGTGCCGATGGCGGCGTCTGTCATTGCTTTTCCTCGGGCAATAAAAAACCCGCCAGAAGGCGGGTCTATGGGCGTCACTGAATTGAAGAGGGGCTATGTGCCTGCTCGGGCATCGAGCCAGAACCGAATACACCACACGGCGAGTACAACACCAGCGCTCGCCAATGCAATGACTGTAAGCCATGATGCGCCAATGCTGCTTCCCGGTTTCTGTGGGACGAGAGACGGCTGAGGAATAGGCGCCCCGCACCCTGGACACGCGGCAGCCTTGTCGCTCACCTCGCGTCCGCATTCCGTGCATTTGATCAGCGCCATGGCCCCCGTTCCTTCTGTTGACGGGCGGATCGTAGCAGGATCGCTACCTGCTGGCCTCGGCGAAGTGCGCCAGGGCAGCCGCTTCGATCACCCGGATTCCCGCCATCACCTCCTCTCGGTGCTCGCCTTCCAGCCTCTCGCGGTCAAGCTCGCGGTGCACCTCCTGGTAGTCCAGCCCTATCAGGCCCCCGGCGCTGCTGCGCCACTGGGTGGAGACCCGCGAATAGATCGTGATCGGCAAGGCGCACTCCGGCCACAGCTCAACCTCGGGCGCGGTGAAGTGCTTGGCCTTGAGGCCGGTGCCGGCAAGCTCGGCCTCGGTGGGGGCGCGCCAGTACAACGCCCCCACCGCCTCTGTCAGTTTCCCTTGCGGGCCACCTGGATGGCCTGGGCATAGCCGTGGATGATCGCCGTGTCGAGGCCGATCTGATGCTGCAGGGCCGTTTCCACGCCGTCGGTGTCCAGGTCCACGTCCGCATCCCACTCGGCCACCAGCTCCAAGACCGCCTGCGCCGGGGTGATCTCGCCGGCCGCCAGCTTGTCCATCAGCGCCTTGTAGTCGTCCTTGAGCAGGTGGCGGTACGTCAGTTTCATCTTCTGCTCGCGGCCCTGCCCCACGATGGTCAGGGTGGTGCCGAACGTCTCCGGTGCTTTGACCTTGAACATCAGGCCACCTCCACCAGGGTGGAATCGCTCAGCGCGGTGAACGTCATGGTGTTGCCCATGGGGTTGTTCGCCGTGATGGTCGGATCGCCGTCGAAGGACATGTAGCCGTAGCGGTACAGCGTGTCGCCGCCGGGCAGCTTCGCGCGCAGGATCAACGGCAAGCCCTTCGCATCCGCAGCCTTGGCCGCTGCATACCACGGTAGCTTCGGATCGAAGTACAGCGGCAGGGTGAGCACCTTTGCGTTCTTGAACGTCGGGATCTGGATCTGGCGGCCGGTGGGGTCTTCCATCAGCGTGCCGGTCCAGTACTGCTGGTCACCGCCGGATGTGGAGGCATCGCCCTGCTGGGTGAAGTCGATGAAGTCGCCGGCCTTCTGCAGGAAGCCCGCGCCGCTGGTGCCCGGGTACAGCACGGCGTCGGTGGTGTCCAAGCCGATCAGCGGCACCGCGCCGCCGGCTTCGGCACCGGCCTGCGAAACCAGGTTGTTCAGGAGTGGCCAGCCCGGCGCACCGATCAGCACGATGTCGCCTTGATCGACGGCACCGGATGCCACGCTCGCCAGCGGCGGCGCCGCCTTCGAGAACGCGGTGACCGACTGCTGGACCTGCAGGAGCAGATCAACGCCGGCACCTGGTCGCCCCGGCCCACCACCTGTTTCGTCGCCACCCGGCCGAAGGCCAGGGAAATTCACGCCCCCGATTTCGGGGACCGGGTTGTCCACCACTGGCTGATCCCGAAGCTGGAAGCCATCTACGAGCAGACCTTCATCGCCGATTCGTTCGCCAACCGGCGCGGAAAGGGCTCGCACGCAGCGGTGCGGCGGCTGCAGGCATTCGTCCGGCAGGTCCATAGCGGCCAGGGCGGCGGCTACTACATGCAGCTCGACATCGCCAATTTCTTCAACCGCATCCACCGGCCCACGCTGTACCGGATGCTCAAAGCGCGGATGGAGCGGCGCCGCTTGCCGTGGATCGCGCGCAAGGCCGCGCATGCCCTGCTCCGGCGCTCGCCTCTGGAGATCGGGGTGCGCCACGTCGCGCCGGCGGCCGACCGGGCGATGGTGCCGCCGCATAAGCGGCTGGAGAACGCCCCGGCCGGCTGCGGCATTCCCATCGGCAACCTCTCGTCGCAGTTCTTCGCCAACGTCTACCTGGACCGGCTCGATCAGTTCATCAAGCACACGCTGGGCGCACGGCGCTACCTGCGCTACGTGGATGACTTCGTGCTGGTGCACGACAGCCGCGATCAGCTGCTGGAGTGGAAAGCCCGCATCGTCCAGTTCCTGGCCGACGAGCTGCGCCTTTCGCTGAAAGAGGACGCCGACCCGCAGCCGCTGGCCGCTGGCATCGACTTCCTGGGCTACGTGGTGCGGCCGACGCACACCACCGTCCGACGCCGCGTCGTCTCGCATGCCCAGGCCGCGCTAGCGGCCTGGGAGAGCGCACACAGCGACGCTGGCCGGATCACCGGAACGCCCAATGACTTCCGCGCCGTGCGCTCGATCTGGGCTTCCTACGAAGGCCACTTCCAGCATGCGAATGCACACCGCCTGCGCGCCGGCTTCCTCCGTCGATTCCCTTGGCTGCAGGCGGCAACCCGCCCGCGCCGCTACTCGCTTCGCGCCGAAGGCCGGCGCATCACTATCCACTGCAACAACCTCGGCGAAGGCCGGGCGCAACAAGGAGTACACCATGGCCAATAGCACTACCGAAGAACTGGCTCCGATCAAACGTGCTGTGAGCATTTGCGGAATCAGCAGGTCGAACATCTATAGGCGCATCAAGGCCAAGACCTTTCCGGGCCCGATCTATGTCGGCGGCCGCGCACTTTGGCCGATTTCTCGCCTCTATGCCTGGACTGCAGCCCAGGTGGAGGCCAACGAACGCAGCGGCGAGAATGTAGGCACCGAGTAGGCACCAACATGGCAACCACTGAAATTGGAAGCGGCAAATATCGCCTCAAGCCACTGATTCATATGGTGGGCCCACCAGGATTCGAACCTGGAACCAAAGGATTATGAGTCCTCTGCTCTAACCGTTGAGCTATAGGCCC